ATGCTAATACTACAGTTATTGCTTATACAATGTCAACCATTCATCATTATGAACAAACGATATCTACCGAAGATAGTAGTAGTTTACAGAAGCAAGTAATCACAATACAAATAGATCAACCAACATACAACACATTAGTATCATCAACCACCTCTGCAACTCTTCCAAGTGGTGTTGTTGTAACTAAATCTATCGATAAGAATGCAGTGTCAATATATGATTATGAACAAAAACAAAATGAAGCAAAAAGAAATATTCAATTGATGAGGGACATATATGCTTCAAGTGTAGAGAAACAATTACAAACAGTGATGAGTTCATAATATGGCAGTCAATAATGTTAATGCATATGTTTCTAGTCCAGAGTTTACTACTGATTTTAAAATCATTGCATTAGCTTTAATTACACCAGGATATAGCAGTACTCCACTAGACTTGATGCCATTCCTCGTTGAGTTAAATTATTATGAAGATATTCATGGAAATTCTGTCACAGGTAATGTAGTATTATCAGATACTATTGGAATATTAAATTTTACTGCATTGAATGGTACTGAATTTATAAAAGTATCATTTTGTAAAGATAATACTCCTGGTCTTGGTAATCTAAACATCAATATCAATAAGACATTTAGTATATTTTCTGTGTCTAACAGATTAATTAATAAAGGTAATAACTACGAAACTTATACTATAGACTTCTGCTCAGAAGAACTGATGCTCTCTGAGCAGTATAGAATATCAAAATCATATAAGGGAATGTTGATATCTGATATCATTTCTGATATAATGAAATCATTTTTAAAAGTTGGAACAGGAACTGTTGGCACTAAGAATTTTATTTGTGAAACAACAAGGGGAATATATGATTTCATTCTCCCAAATAAAAAGATATTCCAAACTATAAATTGGTTATGTCAATATGCACAACCTAATAATGGATTACTTGGTGCTGATATGTTTTTCTTTGAGAATAATAACGGTTTTCAATTTAGATCATTACAATCACTTTATTTACAAGAGTCATCTGCTACATTCACATACAATCCAAAGAATATAGGTGAAAAACATTTAGTAGAAGAAATGTATGAGATATTAAAGTTAGAAATAACAGATTCATTTGATACTCTAAATGCTTTATCCAAAGGAACTTTCTTTAATAGAGTAACTACAATAGATCCATTGACTAGAACAAAGATTAACAATGATTTTAAATATAATGATTACTATAAATCATCACAAACATTAAATGGTGCACCAGTAACCAACAATTACAAAAATCGTCATGGGTTACTATCATACGACAAACCACCACCTAATATGGAAGCAGGTGCATTAAGGTTAGTTCCAGGTAACTCTAATCAAGGTAGTGTTGATTATATTAAATCAAAACCAGGTACTACAATGAGGAACAACTTCATTGGAGATGCACTTAAATACAGAGTTGGCCAGAGTTCATTAATGAAATATTACTCTCTAAGAATCACTATTCCAGGTAACTGTGAAATATCTGCTGGTGATATTATCAATATTAATGTTTTATCAATAGAACCATCTACTGCAAAAAATCAAAAAGACCAGAATGGTGAAGATTATCTGTCTGGAAAATATTTGGTTTCTGCTGCAAGACATTTAATAACTAGTCAGACAACCTATATAACTGTATTGGAAATAGTTAAAGAAAGTATTAAAAATAACTATGTTAGTGTTGATGAATCAGATGCTTTCTGGAAATCTTTAGTGGATGGTGATCAGAGATGATAGATTCTAGAAATAATTTCATGGGTTTGAATGGTTTTGTTTGGTGGGTTGGTGTCATTGAAAATGTCAACGATGAACTAGCAGTGGCAAGATATCAAATCAGAATACATGGATGGCATACTGACAATAAATCTATATTACCAACCAAAGATTTACAATGGGCATATCCAGTACTACCGATAAACTGTGCAAACACATTCTCTGCATTGTCTGTTGGTGATTGGGTTATAGGTTTCTTTATGGATGGGGAAAACGCACAGCACCCATATATATTCGGTGTAATGCCTTACATTAAGACAAGTCCAACACCAGTTCCAACGAGTACATAATATGTCAGACAACTTATCACCCAACATAGCTGCATCAGGAACCAGTTCTAACCCACCTGCAGGACAAAATAGTTCCTTTGAATGGCAGAAACCAGGTTCATCTATCAATGCGTTGGCACAAGGAGTTGTTGCAAACACTATGATTGCAATAAACGATTCTTCTCTAATGCACGCTTGTGATATCACACCCGATACTCTTTACACAGTTTACTCAGGTACTTTACAATTAGTATTTGGTATAGAATCTGCTAGAGTTGCGAAGCTTGCTATATGGGGATCTGAGTCAGTATCACCAATCATAGAAGCAATCACAAATATAAAAAAGATTATCGATAATATCAATAATACCATTAAGAAATATGTAAAGTATATCACAGATGCAGTTGAAGAGATCAAACAGTTTATACAGGCAATACAGACAATAATAGCATTTATAACATCACTTCCTACTAAGTTGGCAGAACTGGTTCAACAATGTTTGACTAGTTTCTTTGAAATCATCGGTAGTATCAAACAGGCATTCCAAGATGTATATGATGCAACTGTAGGGTATGCTATTGATACTGTACAAGATTTACAAAATTCTATACAGGATATTCAGACAACTGCAACATCAGTATCATCAGATTTAACATCTAGCACATCTAGTGTAGAAAAAACTGTTACATCAATAGTCACATGAAAAGGATAATATAATGGAAGACGAACTATTAACACCAGAACAACATCAGCAAATGGTTGAGATATTCAAGAGTAAACTACAAGAATCTATAGAAAAGTTAAATTCTATAGATCTTGATAAAGCACTTGAACAACACAATGCAATGGAAGAACTGAAGAAGAAGATGGGAGTTTCCTAATGGCGAAAACTGGTCCAGCTGGTCCTACTATCTTTCAACCACCAAGTGGAACTGAAGACAACCCACCAAAATATACGTTTAATAATGCCACTACAACCAGAAGTGGTCATTCATATGAGATGGATGATACTCCAAATAATGAACGTATAAGAATACAGCATCGTTATGGATCATATTCAGAATATCAGGCAACTGGTAATCTAGTTCATAAAATTGTTGGTAATGGGTTTGAGTTTATTATACAGGATAAAGTCGTAGTTGTCAATGGTAGTTGTTATGTAACTATCAATGGTGATGCAAACATGACTGTTGGTGGAAATGCTATAACCAATGTGCAAGGGAACTCAAAGAACATAACCAAAGGTAACGCTGTATTATATTGTAAAGGTGATATGGACATTACCGCAGAGGGGTCTGTTGATGTTAAGGCAACAGACATTACTCTAGGTGCCGTTGATGGTGTTACTGTCAACACAGATTTGACTGTCAATGGTGACATTCTATGTAACCAAAGTATAACAGCAGTTGGTAATCTAAATGCAGGTATGAATGTTTATGGTACATTAAGTTTACAAACAATCGGATATCTGTCTGTATTGGGATTAGCGGGTGTAGGTGGTGCCATAACAGCTGGTGCGGCAATAGCAGCTGGTGGAATAATAACTGCACCAATAATATCAACAATAGCAGGAATTAGTTTAGGAACCCACGTACACGCAGATGCACAAGGTGGAGTCGTAGGACCACCACAATCACCACCACAATCACCATAAATAAATAGAAGATGGCAATACAACAACACTTATATTCAGATATAGATTTGAGGTTCACACCTCAACCAGCAACGAAAGATGTGTCGTTCAGTTACGATGAACAGGCAGTGATTCGTTCTATCAAAAATATCTTATTAACAAAACCATATGAAAGGTTATTCCAACCAACTCTTGGTTCCGAGATTGATGCTCTATTATTTGAACCTATAACACAATTGACTGCTAGTACTTTACAGGATGAGATAATAAGAACCATAAACAATTTTGAACCTAGAGCTACAATAGCATCAGTAGATGTAAATGCTTATCCAGAACAGAATGGTTATAGTGTAGCGATGTTTTTTTATATTGGTAATAGTACTACACCAACAGGAATCAATCTAATATTAAGACGATCTAGATAAATATAAAAAATTAATTAGGATATATTCAAATGTCTTCAATGTCAATGTCTTCAAACACATCATCTAGTAGCACACAAGGTTCAATGTCTCTAGTTGGTCTTGATTTCAATTCAATCAAGAACAATTTAAAAACATATTTACAGAGTCAAGACACATTCAAGGACTATAACTTTGATGGTTCTGGTCTTTCTGTATTACTTGATGTTCTCTCATACAACACTCAATATAATTCTTTTTATCTTAATATGGTTGCTAATGAGATGTTTCTGGACACTGCTCTTCAGAGATCTTCTGTTGTATCCCATGCAAAATTATTAAATTATATACCTGCATCTGCCATTGCACCAACAGCATTTGTTAATGTTGTTGTTACTGGTGGACCATCATCATCAAGTTTAACTTTACCTACCTACACAAATTTCCTATCAGAATCTGTTAATGGTGTAAATTACAATTTTCTTAGTACTACATCAACCACTGTTAATACCGATACAACTGGTTCTGCAACATTTAGTGATATAGAAATTAAACAGGGTGTGTTGGTAAACTATTCATTTACTGTTGATTCTACAGCAAACCCTTCATTTACATTCGAAATTCCAGATTCCAGTATTGATACCAGTACTTTGATGGTAATGGTACAACAATCATCAACCAATACATCATATCAAATTTACAATCAAACTACTCCATATTCCGTTATGATGAGTTCAATGGGAACATCAATGGGAACTATGGGTTCAAGTTCAATGTCATCAAATATGGGTTCTATGAGTGGTTCAAATCCACTAGCAGGACAAATGATATACTTCTTACAAGAAGGAATTAGTGGCAATTATGAAATAATATTTGGTGACGGTGTAATCGGTAACATGTTGATGGATGGAAACATCGTCATGGTATCATACATTTCAACTCAAGGAACATCATCTGCCGGAGCAAACAATTTTGTATTGATGGATTCCATTTCTGGGTGGCAAGGAACAAATGCTGTAGTATATGGACAAACACCATCTTCACAGGGTTCAGAAAAAGAAACTATAGATTCAATTAAATTCCAAGCACCAAAAGCATTTGCTGCACAAAATCGTGCAGTAACTGTAAATGATTATATTACTCTAATTCAACAAAATAATTTCGGTATAACATTTGATGCTGTTAATGTTTGGGGTGGGCAAAATAATAACCCACCAGTATATGGTCAAGTTTTTGTTTGTTTGAAACCAACAGGTTCATTAACACTGACTGCTACACAGAAACAAAAAATCATAACGCAATTATTGCAACCAATATCTATAATGACTGTGGACCCCGTTATAGTAGATCCCGATTACACATTCATAAAAATTAAAGTTAATGTTGCATACAATACAAAATTGACTAATCTTAGCTCTAGTCAAATTCAATCATTAATAGTAGATGTTATTAATAATTATGCTACAACAGCACTGAATACTTTCAATTCAACATTCTCTATGAGTGACTTGATGATTCAAATTCAAAATTCGAATCAATCAATTATTGCGAATGAAATTTCGATACAAATACAAAAGAAAATATTCCCTAATATCACAACACCAACTACTCAAACATTGTACTTTGGTGTTCCATTAGAGAAGGGTATGTTCCAAAGTGGTGTATCAAGTTCACCCTCTGTACAAATGAGAGATCCATCAAATCTTGCAAACATTATTGATGGTGTTTACATTGAAGAAATTCCATCAGCAACAGGTGGTGTTTCTTCTGTAACCGTAACGAATTCTGGATATGGTTATCAATACACACCAACGGTAGCAATACTTGGTGATGGAACTGGTGCAACTGCTGAAGCAGTTATTAATACTGATGGAACATTACGTTCAATTAGTGTGTTGACATCTGGTAATAATTATACATCTGCTATTGTAACGATCACATCATTATCTGGTGATACTACAGGAACAGGTGCCTCTGCGGTCGCTATATTAGAAGGACAATATGGCACACTAAGAACTTATTATAATAACTCTCAACAAGTTAAGACAATATTGAATCCAAATGCTGGTACTGTAGATTATGTTAATGGTATAGTAACACTAACATCATTTGGTCCCATTGATATTGATAACCCATTAGGTGAATTAACCATAACAGCAAATCCAACAACAAGTATAATTTCATCTGGATTAAATAAAATACTAACAGTAGACCCATACGATCCTAATGCCATTACCGTTAATGTAACTGCTAAAACACAATAATGATAGCCAGCAGCCAAAAAACATCCTTACTCGTTCCTTATCAACTCCCAGAGTATTTAAGGGATGATCCAAATTATGTAAATTTTGTATCTTTTATCCAAGCATATTACCAATGGTTGGAACAAAATGGTAATGTATTAGATTACTCAAAAAATATCTTGACTTATCAAGATATAGATACTGCTCCTACTAATTTTTTACAATATTATGTAAATGAATTTTTGCAGTATTTCCCCCAAGATCCAAATGCAATACCAGTTAGTCAAAATCTATTAATTAAATTTGCCAAAGAAATTTACTTATCAAAGGGATCACATCCTGCATATTATTTTCTATTCAGAGCATTATACAACTCCGATTTTGATATGTTTCACACCAGAGATGTTGTATTTAAAGCATCTTCGGGAACATGGTATGTAGCAAAAAGTTTAAAGCTTTTATCTCTTGATACCAACCTCCTTAATATAGCAAACTTCAGAGTATTTGGTGAGACAACAAAATCAATAGCAACTATAGAAAATTCAATAGTATCTGGTAATAAAATTGAAGTATTCATTTCTAATATAGAAAGACTATTTCAGTCTGGTGAATATGTCCGTGTTGTTGATAATAGAAATCAAGATTTATATTTTTTAAATGGACAGGTAGTTTCATCTAATACTGCTGGTGCTGAAATACTTCGTGCTAAAATCGTAGGTCAGTTAAGTCAAGTAAATATAGACCCAAACAACAGGGGATTGTTCTATAAACCAGGTGATCCAGTAGTAATCTATGGTGGATTAAACGCACCAACAGGTGTAGGTGGTACTGCTCAAGTTGGAACAACAACCGCTGGTGGTGTAAAAAGAGTTAATGTCGTTAATGGTGGATTTGGATATAGAGTAGATCCATACACACAAATACAATTTGGAAATTTAAATACTGGTGCAGTTTCTCCATCAGCAAATGTTTCTAGCATTACACCAACACTTTTACCTATTATATCTATAAATTCTCC